TCCGGCTTGACCTCCGAAACTGGTCCCCGCTTGAGCCAGTCCAGGCCCAAGAGAAAGGGCCAGTTCTTGCCACCAAGGCTTTTGCTTTTGGATTAGGGAGTTTTCATGAGTCTCTGTTCCTAGGAGGCTGGAATAAAGGCTCATGAGTTGGTTCATAAACCCCTGCTGGAGGCCCAATCTTTGGCCCTGCAGATTTTCAGCCAATTGGCGCGATTGATCTCCCGTTTCTCTAGCGAACCCGCCCGAGCGGCGCGCTCCAGTTCCCATGCCGGAAAACCTAGAGGCTGTGGCCCCAAGTCCCCGCTGGAGATTTCGGAATGCTGGCGCTTCTAGTTCCTCATAGGCCCCCGCATTGCCTCCCGCTAATTGCCCGAGCTGGCCGAAAGCTCCTCCGATGCTTGGAGAAATAGCTCCGAATGCCTGGGAGAAAAGCTGTTGTTGCTGGGGGTCGAGTCGAGGAGTTTGGACCTGGTTGTAACCGGTTCCCCTAAGCTTAGAAACTGTAGATACGGACATAGAGACCTCTTTCTTTTCAAGATATCATGCAAGATATTTATTAAACTGATAAAAAATTCCATGTGGCCTAATATGGGAGAATGCCCATTCATATCGATTACTCGGATCAAAAAATTGGGAGGTTAAAGTTCCTCTCCTTTTCAAAAGATGGTAAAAAAACTTTTTGGAAATGCGAGTGTGAGTGCGGAAATATAATGGATTATAGAGCTGATTACATTTCCCAGAAGATAAGAAAGGGGAAATTATTTGAGTGCAGCACGTGTTATCAAAAAAGAAGATGTCCCATTTCTATCGATGCAAAATTTGGGCGATGGACCGTCATAAGAGAAGATGCGAGTCGAGATAATCATCACCGCTATTTTTGGGCAAGATGTGATTGCGGGGCAGAAAAATCGGTAGTAGGCACGAATCTTATAGACAAAACATCTAGGTCCTGCGGCTGCTTGGCTCGAAAGCTCGAAAGTAAGTGGGTAAATAAATCTCACTATCCTCCTTCTCACGGCTTGCGCTCTAAGAAATCCACAAGATTTTTAAAGTTGCTTTACGCGACCAGGAACAGAATTTGCGCTATGTGTTACCGGAAGGAGAATGTTTCCTATCCTATTCATGGGGAAAATGGTCATACCGTATGCGATTTGTGGAGGAATGGAGCCAAAGATTTCGTCGATTGGGCACTCGAAAAAGGTTATAAAAAAGGCGATGCGATAACTATTAAAGAAGGGGAGAAAGAATGGGGGCCTCAAAATTGTTATGTAATCAGAAAAAGAGAATTGATGAGAGAAAAAAACTCCAAATTCCTCACATGGAAAGGAAAATCCCAAAGCCTAACTGACTGGGCTGCTGAGTTGGGGGTTACAATCTCTTGCATATCTGCCCGATTGAAAAAATATGCCGCTCTCTACGGACTGGATAGAGCCATGGACATGACTTGGGTTCCCGGAACCATTAGAAGTTATGGCACCGAACACCATGAAGAAGATGTAATTTCCTTATATCAATCAGGACATACCTTTGCCGAAATAAAAGAAAAAATAGGGTGTGAGTACTCCACCGTCAATAGATTTTTAAAAAAACATCGCATTCCCAAAAGAGCTGCTAAAACCAGAAGTTCTTTGGAGGTAGACCGCAGAAAAAGGGAAATACTCTATGATTTTAAAAATGGAATTAGCTTTTCTGAATTAGAAAAGAAGTATAAAAATAAAAGCATACGGTATTATATAAATAAATGGAATAAAGAGGCGATGAGTTTTCTAAACCTGAGCTAACCACTCCAAGATAGCACTCTAACAAATTTTAGGGGACATGCTTCCAAGTTTTTCGATGTTTTATATAGGGTTGCAACTAAAATATCTATGGATTTGCAAGCCATTGGAGAATGATTCTGCCGGAAGATAATGAAGGAGATCCCACGCCTACTGAAAAAACTATTTGCGTAGAAGTTAAATAAAAAAATATTTGCCCTGGAACGGAAGTAGGACTTCCGAAAATCAAACCGTACGAATTCATCCCGTCCGTATATGATCCGTAACAACTTGTAAATTGATTAGGACTTGTTACCATCACCCCATGATTTATGGATGCAGTTGATGTAAATTGGTAAACCTGTCTTAAAGTTTGTTGTTTTTGAGTTGTAAGGAAAAACTCTTCACCGGTAACCGCTGGCCTATTTGTTGGGAAGAGACCGACCGTCCTGGCATTGACCGAGTTGGCGACATCGATGTACATCTTATTGAGTTCCATCCGAAGAGCTTGTTCATCTGGAGGGAAGTCTCGGGAAGTTCGAAGATAAGGAGAATTGACAGTGCTCATGACAAAATCGAACTCGGAGTTACATCTATGATGATCCCATTACACTCAATCTCAGCAGTCTGATTGGTAAGCGTCGGATCGAACATTTGTTCTTCGTTCAATGTAAATTCGACTTGGACGGTATCTCCAATTAAAGATTGATTTTGTCGATGCCAAATCTGCTGCTGGGAGTTGCTCGAAGTAGTCCCGTCTATGAGATTCAGTTCTTGCAGATTAGTGTTTGCTGGGGTCAGACCTAGATTGGTGCTTTCTGGACATGTGTACAATACAGAGCTGTAAATGAGAGCATTGTTCGCCGAAGAAGAGGAAGGCACTATTTGAGAGGACTTCGGATATTCGGGATTGTTGAACGGTTGAGCGGAATTCTGGCTCAAGAAGATGAGGAGAGTAATCTGAGCGTTATTTGTCTTGGTAAAGAGATATTGTTGCACCCCGATTCTAGTCTTTCTAGACAGGCCCCAAGCCGTGGGGAATTGTTTGGATGCGATTTGAGGTATGTAAAGCCGGGTGATCGTTCCATTGCCTCTGTAAGTGCCGGAGACGGGAGGGAGCGGAGGGCTGAGAAAAGGACTGGACATGATCATGAAGTTGTTTACGTCCACCACACTGATTTCCCAGACTATATAAAAGGGGACAGAAGTAGCTACTCCTCCGGAAGAATAGGGGGTGAACCCGGTAGAGTTTACATCAATCGTTATTGTGGTAGGAGTGACCGCCGTGATGGTATACGTGTTTCCATTGAGTTGAGTCATTCCCATGACACCGGTTATGACAATCTGATCTCCCACTTCGAATGTGTTGTTGGCAGTAAGGACAGCAGAGGATGCCTGTGTGGCTCCCGTGATCGTTGCTGATAGACTTGTGTAGGAGTTGAAATTGCTTAATCCGAGAGCATTCAAGAAATAGACGAAATCCCCACTATTGAGACCGTGATTAGGAGATGTTACAGTCGATGTGCTTGTATTTACTGCAGTTATAGTCAACGAAGGAGCCTCTCCAGTCGTATCACTTCTTCTGGCAACTACAAATCCTTGTTGATTTCCAGCGATCACTTCGGGTTGTTCGAGAGAGGAGCCTGAGGAATTCCAGGATTGATTCCATTGATTCCAAGAAGGGAAGATTAGGCCGACTGTCTGCCATGTAAAGCCAGACTGCCTCCTAAATGGGCCATAAGTGGTATAGGATTCGTTAAACACGGCCCATGACTGATCTCGGTAATTATAGAAAAGGGTTTGGTTGGGATAGGGAACGCTCGTATTTTCTTTATTTCCATATGGATAGGTGAAATAGACCCATTCATTGACGAAATCCCGCTGAGCGGTGATCCTCTCCGTTCCATTATTGAGCAAATTGAACTCGAATATATAATCTAGGATCTCCTGATCGATTCGAGAGCTTGACTGTTGATCTGTAATCGTTATTCCTCGGTCCCCTATGCTCATCACTCCTCGATCGAGCACTATAGTACTAAAAGTAGCCGTTGCTCCAAGTTCAGAGTTGATGATATAGAAGTTGAATGGAGCTAGATCATTGCCTGTGTAAACGATCTTGGTTTCCCGGTTGGTAAATCCCACAATAAGGACGTCTTGGTTATAACCAACTGTGGTGATAGGTTGCGCATAACCGGCCGTAATATAATCGCCAAAACCGGCTACATCTGAAAAATAAGCTGCTGGAATAGCCCCCTGGAGAGATGTGGATTGAGGGACGGTCGGCGTAAGGATAGGAAAGAATGTAACGCCTTCTGTTATGGGATTTCCTGTGAAGGAGGCCGTGTAGTAGGGCGTACCATTCTCGCTGAAGACGATCGTATCTTGGAGATAATAAATTCCTGCTATTTGTCCCGGAACGCTCCCGGTACATTGAACAACGACTCCCAAAAACAGGAGGCGATCTTTGTAAGGGATAATCATTCTAGCACCTACCAGATAATAGATCCCTCCCGGAAGGTCTCCTATAGTTGTAGTCTCTGAGGGAGCGCTATAAATGGGAGGAGCATAGTTGACCCATCCCGCTCCTTGGACGAAAGTAGGATTGAATTGAGTTCCGGAGGTGGGAGAACCATCGTACCAACGGATGCCGTCTTTAGTCGGGAAAGCCAGGTTGCTGGTCAAGTACTGCATGATCCCTTGAGCTTGAGCCCCCCCTGTTCCAACTAGAGTGGCATAGGGGAATTCTACGGTAACGGTGCCAGCACCGGAATTAACGGCAATTACATATCCCGTTTGAAGATTCAAGCCTGTGACGGCTGTCCCTCCAGTTGTAGAAAGTTCATTGATAAATATAAAATCCCCGACAACTAATCCGTTGCCAGCTCCAATGGCGAAAGTGGCAATTGCTGGAGGTCCTGGAGTGACGGCGGAAATATTTGTGATCAGCTTAAATTGCATCCCTATATTGGTATTAGTGAAAGGAACCGTTATTCCGTTGGTCGCCCAGATAGCATTCTCGTAGTTAACCGACCAGAACTGTTGGTAATTTTGGCCATTCCAGTAAACCGGGGTAGGATTAGCCTTGGCTATGTATCCCGGATAATAGACTGTAGCCGCAGGATTCTTGTAGAAACTCACGTCATAGGCATAGTAAGGAAAAACGGTGACTATCTGGTAAGAATACATAGGATCAAAAGCCAACGTTTGAGGAAATTGAGTGGCGCTTAGATTAAGGTCCTCTATATCCATCACCGGAAGGCCAGGGTAATAGTTGAAGGTAGCAGCAGCGATCGTGTCGGTTCCTGCTCCGTTAATGAAGATGGTGCCGGTGGCATAATTTATGGTATTGAGACCGCCTGTGCCGCTAGGAGTAAGATATCCATCTTCTGTTGGGTCGGTGTAAACAATCCCAGACGTAGTGTCTGTAAATTGTACCGTTCCCGGTACAATATTTCCGCTGGACTGGAGATTAAAGCCGGCGAGTAAATTGCCGGCCCCGGCAACTAGATTGAATGAGGTGGTGACTCCATAAGATGAAATTGCCGAATTAAAGAATCTCTGCAAACGGCAAATGGGGCTCGTGCCGCGCTTTCTTTTTACTCGAGCGCGCCATTGATAGGCATTCACCAAAGTAGGGAACGAATCATTGTCGACATAAAAAGGAGGGATATCGTTTCGGAAGCCACGGCTAAAAGGTCCCACAACGATTTTTTGGCTCATTCAGTTGCCTATTCCTATCACATAAACGGTCTGTGGCCCCCCCGCTGCTGCTTCTAGATAGACAGTCACTTGGTTTTGCGCTGGGACACCTATTCCCGATTTAAAAGCCCCTATTGATCGAGTGGTTGTAAAACATGCAAAACATGCATTTGGGAATTGCCCCCCAGGGAAGGTGAAGGTTGCACTTCCTCCATTAGGGACTGAGAGATTCCCCCATTTAAGAATAATGCCACCAAAAAGCATAACGCTCCCTTGAATTTGAGAAACGTAGTTTCCCTGTCCCTGAAGTGCTGATCCAGAGTAGAAAAACAGTTCTGCAATGCCTCCTGGAAGATTATTCCCAGCTCCATCTTGTATATTCGTAAAAAGAACAGGAGGGGTAGTAGGAATCGAAGGCACGTTATTTGACTGAAAAGTTACCTGCTTATGCTGTCCTGAAGAAGCATTGTTGAATCCAACATGGTCAACTTGCACCCAGTTGTTTATCGCTATCGAATTCTGTTGCATAACAGGTGCATCGACTGAGGGGTCGTTAGTTGGAACCGGAATGCCGGGAGTGTATGTCATTAAGTTGCTCCTTGTCCTGCGCTATTGAGATTTGATTGAGAACCTTGAAGATCGCTGTAAATTGTCCCAGTGCGATTGCTCGTTATGATGCGCTGGGATCGCTTCCACACCAGAAGTTCTTGCTCTCGGAAGAACTGCTCATAAAACATAAACTGTTCCACATCTCCCGTGTCGCTAAGGATCTTCCTAGCAGCTCCCCTAGCGATGTACTCTTCCATGTAACCGAATTGGAGGGCTTGAGAGGTGTTCAAGAAAGCTGAAGGAGTTAAATAAGCATCGAGTTCAATAAGGTAAGGAATATTGGAAGGAGGGCGAATGGTCAGGACATTATTATATTGCAATATGGCCCGAGGGATTCCCTGTTGAAAGTAGTAACTTTGAACCTGAATGGGACTGTTGTCGATAGTGGGGGTTTGGAAGGTAACATTAATTATACCGCTCTGATAGTCGATCGTGTTCATAGTCGTGCTATATCCTCCGGGAAGAGTCGAATAACCAAAAGGATTGGGATTAAATGAACCGGGATTTGAATATTCTATGAGCAGTCCATAAAGGTGACCATCAGTAGAAGTGGAAAGGAAAACGCCACTATCAGAGATGGTAGTGGTTCCTCCATTAGGATTCTGATAAGTGATATATACGGCCGGGAAGATGCTCGTGTACGGAATGTTCGGCGGAATAGTAGTTGCGAATATCGGATCTTCGACGGTTCCCCCATTTGCAGCGGCGATTACACCTGTCATATCAACGTGTCCTGGAATCGCTGGGAAGTAGGGAGCATTTATCTGAAAAGGCCCAGTGGTTCCGTCGCCTTGGGCCGCATGAGGAAGTGATTGGATGTAGTTAGGCCAAATCTTCCAGAAGGCATCTCTTTGAGTATACATAGGGATCTGGATGCCGTTGACATAGCCGGTGCCCGTAAATCCCTGATAAACAGGATAGGTCCCTATTTGAGTAGTAGGATTTTGCCCCTCATACTGGATCTGATAGACGGGCATGTTGTAGTCGCAGATCTGTGGGATCGTCTGAAATTGATATTTGGTCTTGAAGTCATAGAGCTGAGCACGAGCTTGGATGTCGGATATCCAGAAGCGATTTATATAGTCTATGATCAAATTGTCCGTAAGAGAGGCATTCGAAGGAGTTTTGACTATCCTGCGGACGTAAGTGATGATATTGCTCAATAGAAACATTAGCCGAACCCAAATCCTACCGGCCTAGCATCAATTCTTCTTACTATGTGATCCGCAACGATCTGACTATTGACGAAGTTTTGCTTCTCCGAGCCATCTTCCATTTTGAGACGGTGGTAGTGGCACTTAGAAAGCTGTTCGGCTAAAACCCTTGGGATCATCACTGGCTTGTTGACTGGGACTTTCCAGAAGTGAGCATCGTCGCATCCCCATTTAGCTGTCCACGCCTCTACCATCTCTCCGATCATCTCGTTGTTTTCGACGATGCATTTGACGCGCTTCCAGTCATCGTCTCGTTGCTGCCGGAATTTTTCATCCCAGTAGGGTTTGTTAACTTTACCGTCTTTCCCCATAATCTCGGGTCTTTTCTGGGCGCGCACCCAATTAACCCAAATAGCATCCATCTGATTCGCTTCTCGGGTAGAGATCTTCGTTTGAGGCTCTGTCTCGCGTACGTTGGTTAAGCCGGTGAATGGGTTAAATTCCCGGGCTTGTTCTTGGAATGACTCGAGCTTTTCTGAGGCCTTGTCGAGTTCCTTTTGGCCCGCACTGTTAACTTTAGGTGTTGTCATTTGTTCTCCTACCCTGCTTGCACAGGGGAAATGTTTTGAAATGATCCGGGAACGTAAGGTTTCTCGTGCCAAGGAGTTCGATTAAGGGAGCCTGAATTTATATCCCCTATTGCTCCTATTTGAGGAGGAGTAGGGCCATAAGCCGGCGTAGGGTTAAAGGCGTCATATCCTTGCGAAGTATTAATCCCGATAACCACTTGGTTAGCTCCTGGGATAGAAGTGACATATCCTTCCTGTCCGGTGAGTTGCTGGGCTCCATATGTTTTAGGAATGTTGAATCGCACGAGCTGTCCTACCACATAGTTATTAGTTACTCCAAATGCGGTTCCGGTAGTAACAGTCGTTGAAGATCCATAAGAAATTGCAGTTATAGGAAATAGCGAAGGCCGAAAGTTCTGCGGTTCGATGGGAGGGTTTCGTTCGGGCGCTATGGGACCGGAGAAATAGGGGGGTTGGGTGCTCATTCCATAAAGTTAATACTTTACTTGTCAGATGTAAAGCAGCTTTACAGAGCCACCTCTTGATTGTAATGATCGTTTTTCAGCATCGTAACCGAACGCCACAAAGGAGAGATATGCTAAACGAACATACAGAATTTAGATGGTTCGTTGAGAAATTTGTCAACCGATTATGTAACCATCTAGATGATTATAATGCGCCCGAGGAAAATCAAAGAACTTCAAGTGAAATTCCCCGAATTATTTTCGATGGGGTTTTTGAGGATGTTAAAGTAGAAATAGATGAATTCGTTGAAATGATAAAATCCCGAATAGAAAGAAGATTTTTGGATTTCAGGCATGAAATGGCTGAATCTTTTGCAAGCGATTTTTCTAAAGACCTGTGGACTAAATTTGAAGACGGACATGACATTCCCTATGGATTAGAGATGATTTGCTATTTTAAAGAGTGCAATACCTATGAGATAGGAATTTCAGTGGTTGATCCAGATGGAGAAGGGACTACCTTCCAACTGAAAGATGGTTCCGTAAAAGATCCCGATTATGTGCAGTTCTTGTATCAATTTCAGGAAAAATCCTCCAAAAATTAAAGGGAAAGCCAGGGATTGATATCCCCGGCTCCCTTCGCCTCTAGCGTTTTAAGCTAGACGACTTGATGAGCGTTAACCTAGGCCGCTCACCCATTTAATTAACCGATGTCGAAAAACATCGCTGTCCACACATACGTGGATGAGGGAGTCAGGAGAGCCGCAGATGCCTGGACCGTTCCAACTCCAAGACCCACAGTGAAGCCTTGAGCGGTGTTATTGACAAAAGCACCCTGGATAGCAGGACCGTTGACCGTCGGCATCCCACCTGAGAAGGTTGGGAATTGCGGAGCCGGATAGAGTGCGCCACCAGTGTAAGGAAATCCCCCACTGTTAATATCACCAGCAGCCACAACTTGAGCTGGCGTCAAGCCGACGGCTTGAGCGACAGTTGGATTGCTATTGAAGGCGGTATAACTAGCTGAGTTGATGTTCACAACGAATTGCGTGTTACTTAGTACCGCGACCACATATCCATAGATCGGAGATCCAGGGACTAGGGCGTTCGGCAAAGAATTCAACTGAATGGTTCCCCAAACAGGTGGAATTCTAAACGCTACTTCTTGGCCTACCACATAATTGTGATTGGAAGTTGTAGCGACATAAGTTTGTCCAGCAGGAACATTTGCAGGGGTGGTCGGAAATACCGATCCAGCTGTAGCAGCGCCACTGAACAATAAGAACGCAATATCGTTTACTCCAGGAAGGTAGTTCCAAGGGAACAGAACCTGTCTAACAAATGCTCCAGTTGGCGAAGCCGAAAGAGCGGTATAGTTAGACTGGTTAGTATTCCAAGGGATGGTGAAAGTCGTTGGACTAGTAACAGTGATCACAAAAGGAAGGCTCGCAATTTGCGGCATTCCAGTTGTGGGGGGAGACTGATAAAGACCTTCGAGAATCACTACCTGACCTGTAGAAAGGCCGTGAGCAGAGGCAGTAGTCACTACAGCAGGATTTGCTTTAGAGATACTTGCGATCTGCAACTGGGCACCATATTGGAGAGTGAGTCCGGCGTTAACCGATCCCAACAAGCCAAATGTGCTGATCCCAGCAGTGCCTACATAGTCGACGCCGACATTCCAAGGAGCAGAGCCAGCACTAATGTACTGGATGTCTGCTGTCCCTTGAGCCATGGCGATATCCCACCAGGCTTCTGACACAGCAAACTGGCTGGGCGTAGAATAGGCGGTAATATTTCTTAGTTCAACTCTAGTAGGTTGAAAAGGCAGATTCACCACTTGGGTGACAGGTGTCGCCGCAGTAATGAAGGAGCCCCTTGCTAATTTTGAATATTCAGCCATATATCCTCCTTATAGTGTGCAAAGTAGGTTTCTGATGGCTGTATCCTGGGTGATCGCTTGCGCCTGTGCGAATTTAACCGCCAAGGTCGCGTTTTGAGCGAGCATTCCAGAATAGTAAGGATCGCGGTAAATCAGGTTCATGGAATAACCATCCTGATTTATGTGCGTCACCGCTTGCTTGCCGACGACGGTATTGTAATACACGTCTCGACCATTCAGCGACGCGCCGCGTGCTACAGGAGCCTCGCTTGAGACGAGAATCCTGATGTTGTAGACGGAGCCATACTCAGATGGCAGAGCGTCTTTTGGTGTGGGATAGTTCCACTGAGCCAAAAATCCGCTGCCAGTGAGCGCGTCGAAATCCGGTTGTAGCTCAGTCGAACTCAGCATGAAATATGCTGATCGTACCAATTTCTGTTACTTTTATGACTAAAGAGAGAAAGGAGATTCGAACTCCATCTTATGCTACGGATCGCGCTTGCATTGTTCCTACCCAAAACTATTCTCTCGTTAGCGGGATCAGCTCTTCGGCCAATCCTCCGCGACTTCATTTATTCTCGCGGTTCAGACTATCGCATCCATGATGAAAACTTTCCCATATTCCTTTTTTACAATAAGGACATTTACCGTTTGGGAATAATATTTTAAGTTTCTCATCATTGGTCTCAGGATTTAGTCGTTCAGGCTCTGGTTGTTTAGAATGGGTCAATACTTCTTTGCAGAATTTACATCTGGCAGTTCTTCTGGGAGGAAGTTGGAGCGGAGAGTCATCCGTCACCATTTTCATCATAAAGAACTCATAATTTCCGTCTCCATGCACATGCTTTATTCCGCATTTGCAAGGATCTGGTTCCATTTTATTCATCAGTTGCCCCTTGTTATCCTTCCACTATGCAGCGGGTAGGAACTCCAAGTCAATTACCCAAGATTTTATGGCCCCATACGTTTTAGGGCCAGTACCGAATTTCAGATCCCCTTCCATCCCGGACATGAACTTGTACGCATTATTCGTATCAAGCGTCGCTGCCACGAGAGAGAAGTCAGACACTCCGAGGTTAGTCGGATTGTCCGAATTACTTCCGCCAGCTGCATAGATCTGCGATGCCGCAGAGACTATGTAGTCACGGAGGATAAGCATTCTGTTACTTTTGTGACCTTATATAAGGGGGTAACGCTTTGTACACGTACCCCAAACCGTTTCTACGCATGGCAGATCGGCATAAGGCGCCCCGAACTCTTCGGATCGGGGTCACTGTCTTCAGTAATCGATCGGTTTTTCTAGTTTTGCCCAATAGTATATTTTATAAGATGCTTGTTCATCCAATGCTATGCATTTATGTTCATAAACCGCTGGTTGCAAGCAAATACAATATCCTTTTTGATCTTCATCCCATTGAACCAAACAAAAACAGCCCTTCCAAAGACCCAAATATACTTCCTCATCTCTTGGGACTGGTCTGTCTTTGGTATTTATCCAATCAATCATTTTTATACACAGTGTTCAGACTATCGCATCCCAATGTCTCTAAGTACTTGGCCCAACAAACATCACATTCGTCTTCCAACGTACAGTTAGGACACTGAGCCGGCTCGTTTAGTCGTTCAGGTTGATCTGTTTCACCTATGATAGTTATTCCGGTTCCTGGGGCACAATAGAATTGATGATTTTTCAGCAATTCCACATGTATTGGATTACATGGATTAAAACTTTCATACTTTTTAAACATATCTTACCCCTTGTCAGCCTCTCGGCTTTCCAAGTCTATTAGAGTCGGTTTATCGAGGACATTATCTTCATCCTCGGCTTGGCGCATTGCAACGGCTAACCTTTCGGATACCCATGCTAACACCATTTTGCGCCATGCTAAGAGGGCATGTTATGCGGCTAAAGCCGAACCCTCTTGATCTTGAAGAATTACTTGTTCCTATCTGTTACCACTCTTTTGAGCGACCTGGTCATTTCTGCCAGATTCCACAATTTTATATATAGTTGTGGGTCGGACTATCGCATCCGCTTACGCGGCCATCGGGTTTAGTCTCTCGGGCTGCAAATTAATCATCTTTGTGGTATAATCAACGAACGCAGAAACCTTAACAAAGGAAGTTTTATGTCTGCTCGAAGTAACTATACAAGGAAAGAATATCCCGAAACTGTCGCCGCTTACATGGCGGGGATCCTGGATGGGGAAGGAAGTCTGAGTATTGGAAATCACAGTGGAAACCGGAAAAATGGTGATAAACATTATCAGGCCAACATCGCAATTTCTTCTACCGACGAGATTCTCATTACTTGGTTGGTCGAAACCTTTGGAGGTTTTAAAGGTCAATATACGCCCAAACAAATGTCCAGAAACGGCAGAAAACAGGTTTATCGTTGGCAATGCAGTGGAGATCGACTGACCCATATATGCGAGATCTGTTTGCCCTATCTTTTGATAAAAAAAAGACAGGCAGAAATCCTTATTGAAATGAGAAAAACATTTCACGATTCTCATAATCAAAAGGGCAAACGGGGAGTACAAAGAGTTCCTGAGGAAGTCTTGAACCGGCGATTTGAGCTTTTTACTGAGATTCGCACCTTGCATAACCGAACTTATTCCTACAAAAATGATAAATAGCTTGCCCCTTGTTGTCCTGGTTGCTTATGCGGCCAGGAGTTCCAAGTCAATTACCGTTGGTTTTACATCAACAAACAGTCTATTGATGATACAGCCTGTACCAAAAAACGCCATTTGCGCATCGATAATATCGCGCTGTGGCACTTGTGCGGGTGGATCTCACCCCTTGTTACTTTTACCTTGCCACCAAGGCGGTCGGGCCTATTGCACCCAACTCACTCAGTTACCTGAGTGTTCAGAGCACCGCATCTCAACAATAATCACAATGTCGTCTTGGGTACGGTGTGTGCGGAGTACCACAAAACAAACATTTATCTTCTGTCGAGTCTTCTCGCTTGCTTCGTTCAGGGTCTTTATTTTCATATCGATACCCTACGCCAGTTTTAAAATCTAAAAGATCAATTCGATCTGGTATAAATGGTAATTCAATTTCCATAAAGTTCCCCCTTGTTGTCGCCGACTTTACGCTGCGAGTTCCAAGTCTATCAGAGAAGATTTACCCGGGACAGATCTGTTTATCCCGCTATTTCCCAACTGTATAGTTGGAGGAACCAAAGCCCGCGGACGCATGAAACGACAAGTCGTTCCTCCGTTAGCAGGCATCGACACCTTGTCACAAACTAAAATGTAGTTCATGGTGGGCGTAGGGACATACAGAAGCGCCGGAGCTAAGCTCTGGAGAATCATAGGCCCCAAATTGCCAGTAGTGGTAATAGACATAAGTCATTCCTAAACTACTTTTAATAATCTAGTTATGACCATTGCGAGAGGTCTGTCCGCCATGTGCACAAAATGCGCCATTTTATGTACATGTTGACCATCATATGCACAAAATCCGTCGATTTTTAGACACATTTTTGGCCGCACTTAGCTTAAATACGAAATTTAAGGTTAGTACACTTTCCTTTGCGAGAGGATATACGCTTTGTCCTTAACGCCGGACTAGCGAAATTTCAATATATCAGATTTGATATTTTCTGGAAGGGTACGGTTCGAACATACACCTCACGAATTAACAGTTCGCGGCTCTACCAAAGTTAAGCTACCTTCCAATGGGAAATTAGGGTCATATCCTCAATCGAGCTTTCAATTCCTTCATCTTCTCATAGGCATTCTTCTGACCGGCTGGACTAAAATCACCCGTCTGGGCATAAGGAGACGCCCCCACACCCGAAGGCTGGTAAAATGGAGATCTTCGATTTGCATCTATTGTTTGCTGTACTGATTGCTTTTGGTCTTCTTTTTTGTTTACTTGGAGGGCTTTGATTTGCTCATATAGTAGAGCCTGCCTATCAAAGTTATCGGGCATTCGGAGCATTCTTTCGGCAATTTGAGGATGCTTCTCGGCGAACTTTTGTATGTTTTCTTGCGTGAGAGTCTCTTGGAAATCGGGGTTAGCTTTAACATACGATTGTTGCTTTTCCTGTTCTAACAGCGTGCGTGCCTTTTCTTCGGCTCTTCGATCTATCCTTTCCTCGATGTTAGACTCAAACTTTTTGAGCTTTTTGTCGAGTTTTTTATGATCTACATATGGCTCGTCCGAATAATCGTCGTCGTCGGAGTTCTGCTCTGGTGGTACTTTTTGTGATTGCATCTTTTCCAATTCGGATAGACGCTGTTGGAGGTGCTGCTTTTCGGCTCGTGCGGATTCTAGTTGCTTACGCATATTCTCGAAGTTGAGTTCTTTCTCTTTCTGCACCTGTTCGGTTTGGGGAGGTAGTACTTGGTCTGTCATGAATAACCTTTGCCTTGACGCCGGCCAGCGCTTTGGTTATGACTATTGATACTAAATAATTTGATCGGAGTCAACTTGGATTTAAAAAAAGAACTAGACAAAGAGGCCAAGGAGTCTCTCATCGATTCGCTCATTCATATGCGAAAAGAAATAGACACCTGGAGACGCGAATTCACTGAGGACTCATTTCTTGGAACATTTAAATTTATTCCAGAAAGAGACAAAAGAAGATTAGAAGCCTATTTTATGTCTATTCCTTCCTCAAGTTTCTCAACGCCCTGGAAAGAATGGGGTAATTGCATTTCAGCTTTACTCCAGCACAAGGAAGACTCCAATGAAAATTGACCCATTAGACGCCCATGACAGGCTCGAGTACTTCACTCAACAGGGAATGCAAGTACCCGAATGCGCTCAAGATCTAATCAATCAGAAGCCATTCGGCGACCATCCCTTCTACATCTTCTGTCATCCGAGGACGGATGAGGATGGAGTAAGCAAGAGGTACATCTGGTCTCCCTGGATTTGGAAACCGAGAGCACAGACAAATTCCGCGCTTTACAAAGCTTATCCGGGAAGTGATATCGTTAAGATCATGTGGATTATCCCTCCGAGAGAAATGTGGAAGGTTTACGAAGCGGGAAATCTGTTCGAGAATGAGATCATCGTGAATAGCACTTACCTTTACGACTATAACATTCCAAAGCTAGAGGCGCCAGAGCCCGACGATCCAACGCCAGAGAGAGCACAGCAGATCGCATTTGAATATCAGCCACAGCTATTCAAGAGAGAAACACTTCCGAAGGAGTTGCAGGCGGTGTGGGACAGGAAGATGAATGAAAATAAAAGAAAAAATGATGAAGCAAAATACAAAGAAAATAGTTGAGATTCAATGTACATTGGACGTTTCGGAGGCCCTCATGTTTCATGAAGGCAGGAAATTTATTGCGACGCTTAATCCGGAGGTTCATCCAGAGGAAAAAAGTCTTTTTGACGCACTAAGAGAGTGTGCTGAGTTGCGCATTTCTGTTCAGATCGACGCTCCTTTATTAGCACAATATAAGGAGAGGGTGAAAGAGGACCAGAAGGACCGGGAAGGAACCTTAAAGGCTTCCTTCAAACAACACTCCTAGGCTTCGTCCCCAGCTGCTTCCGATTCACAGGGCGAAATCCCATCGTTGAACTCCCATCCCTAATTTTCCCCACGGGGTTTTTGGAGGCACGTCCATAATAATCGCCCATCCCATGAGTGGTGAACTGGGTATGGGCTTGTCTTACTTTAGGTCGTGAGGTCTTTAACGGCGTATCGCCTCGTCGGAGAGGAAACATACTGACTCCTGTGGAATAGGACCTTTAGCCATAGACCGCGGATCGAAACGCCCTACTGGAGTTCTGAAGCCCACGCCATAAGAATCGCCAGCAGGCATATAACGACCCGTAGTTGCCCGTTCTTTTCGAGGATCTGCGAATTCAATGTCGGCCACTCGCTCTTTATATGCGATGGGATCGTGAAGGACTTTTTCTTTGCTCATATAACCTCAGTTGTCCGGTTTTTCCGGTTAGCTGAACTATACGGAATTTCCGTACAGTTCAAATGACGCATTTGACTCGGGTCAGCCTTCGCCTCTGGCAGGGATCAATGCGCAATCTCCCTTGAGTCGACCAGGGATTACCACGCGCTAGCGCACAATGCACCCAGTCACGTGCCCTCTCAAACTGTGGGATGAAGGGGCGTCCACCCTTTTTAACTTGACGGCACCTACCGCTGCACATCCCACCTAACTAAAGAGGGGTCTGTGTGTATTTACCACATGCGATGCTAGCAACCGACCCCTAACTTCTTAATAGCGATAGCCAGATTTCATCGGCTGTTTCTTAATCTGCTTATCGCCTTCCATCTGAGATGCTTTGATCCTCTCGGTGGTATCTTCGTATTCTTTGATACCGCCGGAGCCCTCAGCGCTGTGATATTCTTTCAGATGAGTTTTGCTCTTCATCGACATATCACTCGTGTGAGGATATCCCCCAAAATCATCGATTCTTTGGCCAGCCATGATACACCTCGAGGTTAGCTGTTTGATTTTTATTATACGCTTGAGGAAATGTTTGGCAAGTGGTCAAAAAGACTGAGTTCCGTCCGTAGGAGTGTAAAGACTCCATCTAACGCTAGTCTTACGGCACTTAGGCAAGGTTATTTTCAGCTTTTAAATCACTGATCCTTAACGTTGCTTTTTACCATCTCTGAAATTCGACCAAAAATGGCGATGAAGTGGCCGCTTGTTTCTTATCTATCATTGTCCTTGCGCCTGTTGTGGAATGTAAGACTCAACGCGTTTTTTGGAGATCTCGACATATTCAGGTTGTTTCTCGATGCCGATTGCTGATATGCCTAACTGTTTGGCCGCTAGGATCGTACTGCCTGATCCAGCGAAGGGGTCCAGGATTAGTGCGTTTGTGGGGGGCGCGACGAGGGTGATGAGATAGCGCATGAGTGCGAGGGGTTTAACAGTCGGATGAGTCGACTTTCTTTCTTTCCAGTTTTCTTCGTCGCTTATTAAAGATAGCATTTTCAACGCAACATTGCTTACACCAAGGGCTGATACCATCTCGCCGTTTGTAATAAGACGTTGAAACATCTTTTTCAACTCCACATTTACAACACGGTTTGATCCAATTTCCAACCACGAGCCGACATCCCGAATGAATTCGTTTGTGGGTGAGAGCATCAACAAGTTCGAGGTTTTCGATTCGATTATCTGTCTTATCTTCGTTTTTATGATGGATGAAAAATCCTTGTGGAACTGGACCGTGATGCTTCCTCCAGACACGTCGATGCTCAAATGTTCTATTAATCCGTATATATCCCTTTTTAGTAACTCCGCCGCTACCGTACTTTCTTCGAGCCATAGATCCCTTGTTTGATCTATATCATGTTTCACTGTTAGATAACAGTCAAGCCCCTCATTCCTTTCGCGCGATGAGGTTTTGGGGCAGTAGAAGAAACGGGATGCACCGCCGGATGATGCTTCGAATGAGTTTATGTTTTTAGCTGCTCGTTTCCCGTATACCTTATTTTGAGACTCGCCTTCCAAATATCCCTTGTGCGATCCGCTCTTCAAAATCCCACTCTGCTGATCGAGAAGCCGCGCCGCTTCCTCATCGAAGATAACGTTGGCTGGCCAGCGACCTTTTGGGGAATTAGTCGGAGTAAATCCTCTGCCTTCGGTGTACATTCCTTGGCGCTCATTCAAGAAAGATTCGCCACGCCCTTTAACCTCTGCTCTATAATGCTCACCATCGGAAGGAACCCTACACCCATCAATATTAATCCCCGCCTGTCCCCATTTCTCTGCGTTCTGGGCGAATGTGCCGTCGATAGGCTTCATGGCCATTATGCACGGTTCCCAAGCAGGCTTAAGAGCTGTGCCAAATCCTTCGATTCCAAAATGATTATGACTTTTTGGGAATCCACTTCCATAAAGATAACTTATGCAATCTCGAATCTCCCACCCTGCGTCTTCAATTGCACAAGTGAGGCGATGAAATGTTCTAGTTCCTCCCATCGACACAAGAAATGCTCCCGGCTTTGAGATGCGAAGAGCCTCTTTCCAAAACTCGATGCCAGGTGTTCCGTGATCCCAGTCTTTTCCCATGAACTTGAGGCCGTAAGGAGGATCGGTGACAATCGAGCTAAAATGATTGGAGGGAAAGGTCTTCATTATCTCCAAACAGTCGCCTTCTATTATTGACCAAGTGGACACGGATCCATCCTTTTTAGGAAAGACTGAAGCCACTCAACCTTAGCCAGTATTTCCGCTTCAGTGAATCGAGTGTTTCCCTTAGCTTTACTTTCGTTTCGGATCTCTCGATAGCGCTTTTTGATCCAGAGCTTTTCTTTTTTAACCTCTGGCTCTTCCAAGATGGCTGGAGTGGGATGACATAGGAGAACCTTAACGATGAATTCACATTGTTTCGGATCGATCATTGTCCTTGCGCCTGTTGTGGATTTCCTAAGCCGTTCGCCATCATTTGAGCCACAAAATCATTAGCCAGTGACTGCCTACGCACATCGATCTTGGCTTGCATCTCTTTGCCTTCATCTTCTCTTTCGAGAGTTTTTAGTTCATTCATCTTCAAATGCGCTTCCAGTTCACCGTATTTGCTGGTTACCTCTACAAGCTTTTCAAGAGCTTCGGCTTTCGCTTTCGCCGACATGGAGTCGTTTCTAGCTATCATGCTTAGCCGCTCTTCGAACAGGCCGATATTTGAATCTACACGACCTTGTCGCTCTTTGGCGCTGGATATGTTCAACACCGCTTTGCTGTAAAGCTCTTTTACTTTTGCTTCCTCGAGTACATGAGACACATTCTGCGCGTGTTCAGCTGCCGCTGCCTGAGCCTGTTCTTGTTTCGCGAGGATCTCGATAAGTTCGTTTTTGCCTTGGATGACCGCTCTTTTGGCGATTTCGGACGGAGGAATTACCCCTCCGAGCGCTTGGTTGAGTTCCATCCATTGCATGAACTCTTGTTGTTTCTGAGTAGCGGTGTTGAGACCTTCTTCCACTACTACTTGGCAGCGCGAGAAAACATGCGAATAAAAATAGGGGGAGGGCTCTTCACCGATGAGAAGCCCAACCTTAGCCGCATTCCAATTGTTTTGGATGATCTGAAGAAGCCGCTCTCCTAGAAGCTTTAGAGAATAGTCCCATTGGTCGAAGTACTTCTGCAGGACCATAAGATTTGCAGCCTGCTTGATTAGAAGAGTTAGTCCGCTCATCTGCTTCATATCGTCTCCAGCCCACGACTCGAGATTAACTCCAGAGGTGCTGAAGATAAGATTGGAGAGCTGATCGGCTAATTGCATGGTGGACGCAGGCACCGAGGAAGGAAGAATCTTCTCAACGTCGGTCATCTCATACCCTTCATTGATAATGATATCCCATCCTTGACCGGACTTCTTGAGGTTGTCTTCGTTGCCGACAGCTCCGATCTTGCGCTTCCAGCCTGCATTGATGGTCGCTTCTTCTATGTCATTGGCGATTATGATTTTACGATTCATCAAAAATTGAGGATCACGCATCGTACGCACCAGAGAACGAGCGCGAAGATCGTAATAATTGATATGAGGCTCATAATTCCAAAAAACAGGAATAAAAGGACAATCATCAAACCCCAGAGGATTATCGCCTTGAAACATGAGTTGATCATTGAGAACAACTGCCAATTTCCAGGTGGGAACTTCCACATTCACAATCTCCATGTCGGGAATGTTATACAGAATCTGATCTAGATCTGCGCTTTTTTCAGAGAAATCAAAAAACTGATTCCGGGATCTAGAGTACAAGCGTTTTCTCCTACGCTTCCACTTGTACCACACGTAGGAGAGCACCATGAGATCATTTCGGGCCATATTGTAATTTTCAGGTAAGAAGTAGAATGACCCATACCGTTGAGGTGTCCCAGCCATTGGCGCGATATTTTGAATTTTGTCAGGGAATCGATCTTCGGCCTCCTTCTTAGAAATGTACTCCTGGCACCAGACGAATTGAGCGTCGGACATATCGGGTTCACGAAAATAAGGATCTACCAGGAACGCGTTATACTCCCAGACTTTAAGTTTGAGCGCTCCCTGAGCGGGGTCATTCCCCATGTAACTGAGATAGGGTTGCGCAAGAACCATTCCAGAAACGGCGGCTAATTCGCATGCCTTGGAGAATCCCTCGTTGATACCCTCGGAATTACAAAGATGCGTCACCATTCGGGTGTATTGATCCGTAGTCTGCGTATCGGCGCCTTCGCATGGGATATAGTTAATCGACTTGCGGTGTTGCCGTTGGTAGCCAGTCACCATGTTGATCGGTTGCTGGATCAGGTTGAAATAGAAGTTCTGATAGCTAAACGATGGCGTAAAGTTAAAATAGCGGTTTATGAACGTTTGCGAGCCGGCATAAAAGAGAGTGTCAATGTTAGACTGATTCCATCGCGCCTGTTCGATTGGCTGGAATTTCGAATAGAGATTGTCGAGCCACTGCCTTACATTGCCCTGGTTAGGTTCGAGGGCATTGTTCCACGGTGGATAATAAAAGCTCAAAAGAACCTCCTAAAGTAAATATTTTACTTACTTACTTTATAGCCATGCTGCATCAAAAACTCAATGTAATGCTTGATTTTATCTTCCGCCCTCGGGCCTAGAGGTTGCCCATAAACTGAGAAAGCCCGATCTCTCATCGATTAAAGGCTCTCTCAGAAACGTGGGTTCCACGTTTTACAACTATTCTCTCACACAATTGATCACGACAGACGCAATTGTGATTGGGAATACCGATCCATTAATTGCCGGGTTAAGATTGACCGAACTCACGGATGCGTTTCTTAAACGGAGAAGCGAATTTGCGGCCACCTTTACGATTACGCTGCCCGTGCTGTGACATGCGTCATCAGACGTAGCTTGCGTAAAGCCAGAGTAAATACTTCCCGGGACCAACGCCCCGTTAAGCCAAAACCCGAAACTCCAGGAGGGAACAGGATTAGGGATAGGAGCGGCGAAAATAATAGCGCCCTGTAATTCCCAAGAGAGTGCATAAGTTCCTGATTTTAGGAATTTAATGTCCCCAGTGGTTGCAGCAAGAGTCAAATCAAAGTCCGAAGTATACGGAGCTGATTGAATGACTGCTTTTACAGCCGCTTGGGCTTGAGCTTGAGTGCCGCCGGCCGTAAGAACTGCGGCCCGAGCGTCTTTAGCTCCCTGATCGAATGATTTACCTATATCTGCAACGACGGCAACTGAAGCAGCAGCTCCCATGGCAGGAGTTCCTCCGGCCGCAATAACGGCGCCAGAGGCCGCAGAAGCGGCGACGCCAGCTGTTACGGCAGTCATAACAGTGGTGCTAGCGTAACTACCAGAGACCTCATTCTTAGCATCGAAGAGAACAGTATCGGTAGCAGATGCTTGGGGCCCGATTACCAAGGGTTTGGTGGCATAAACATTGGCAAATCTATCGCAACAACCACCTTTCCCTCCGTCACAGCATCCGTCATGACCACGCATTCCCTGTTGACCTTGAGGGCCTTGAATTCCTTGGACGCCCTGAGGTCCCTGGGGTCCGGCTGGACCTTGGGGACCGATTCCATCACAACACATAAAAACCTCACGATTGGATGAGAGATCGAACCCTGGGTTGACCTCATCTTAGTCCCCTTCTTCTTAAATAGAAACTAACGAGAGAGGTAGTTGTGATCTAGGGAATTAGGAAAGATTTTTCAGATCGAATGACCAAAGGACCGGAATCTTGCTTGATGATGATGAGAGTGTTCCGGTCGTTATCTCTCTCCTCCATGCAAAAGAAAAACTCCTCCCAATTCATTCTGAGGCACTCTAGCACGGGTGTATCTGTATCGATGACCATAATGTGACCTTTGCGTCTTTGGACCAATTCGGCGAGTTGCTCTTCTATTTCTTCTTCGGTCATTCGTCCTTCTCAAGGGCCAGCACGAAGAGTCCATCGACGCATTCGATTGCCACTATGACACAAATATGTGGGCTCTCAACTAGACCATGTGTATCTATGCGTCCTCGTCCGTCCCGCTCTATCTTGTAAGTGACGAGTTCGCGCATGCTATGACTGAACATGTAGAGCGGCTCGCTAAGGTTGAATGGTTCCGGCGTAAGTATCATGATCTTTTAAAACCTCGTCCATCCATGCCCTGTATCTAAAGGCCCCGTTAGCTTCTTTCCGACCAGAGAAGCGTTCTTGTTTTCCTCATTTTCGTCGTCAGCCAAGGACGATCTGTCCTTCATATAACTCTTTACAGCATAGCGGAGTGCGTCGACCGTATCGTCATTCTGCTTAATCGGCTCTTCTTTCCCGTGCCTCGACGCCTTGGGGTCCCAGGCGTACTTCTGCATTTCTCTGATCAGATTATGGCACGCCGGGCCTATTATCAATGTTCCGTTCTTCAGAGCATCCACCATGGTGGTGATTCCATCATATACTGAATTGATGGTGTCTTTTGAGTCCACGCAGTGAATTCCGCGTCTGCGCAGTTCAGCTCGAAATAAAGCGGCGCTAGGATCAAGATAAATAGCCCTAAGGGCATAACCTTCCAGGAACTTTTGCACATCCTCAGCGTATTCAGAGGGAGACTTCTGTCGCCTGTCTTTACTGGAATAGTAGTACTCCTTCTCGGCCCAGAGCTGTTTGCCCTTAGGAAGTTTGCTTACTCGTATTAGAATACACGCAAATGCATGATCGGTTCCATAGTCAATGCCCGCAATCCAATAAAACGTAGTTCCCAGAGGTCTTTCAACGACGTGGTATTGGCGCTCGAAGAAATCGAAAATCGCTCCCTCGGCAAGGCACCATTCTCCGTAGTAGTTTCGACGCAGGAATAGACCCGTGGATGTTTGCCTGAGCGTTTCCTTAAACTCTTCGGTAAGGTAGGGATTATCGTCGACCGTCCAATGAAGAGAATAGTATTTCTTGTCCCCCCCCGTCCCTAGATCTATGAGACGCTTGCAGAAATGCTCAGGGGTTACTGGGTTCATCTCTGCAAAGAGCTGAGAGCGAGGCATTGAGAGGCGCGACATAATCATCTGAAGCACATTCTCGGGATACAATGTCATTTCGTTGCAGTAACATAAATCGAATGTCTTTCCCTGGATGGCTCCTAGACAACCTTCGTCCCCCGCTCCTTGGCAGTTTATCTTCTTGTTGCCCATGAATAGGATCTTGTCATGCTTATTCCAGCTGCAAAAAGGAGTAAAGATAGAAAAGGATTTGTGATCGAAGATCAGATAGATGCAGTTCTTATAGACATCCGAGAGGCTTCGAGCGAGGAGCCAGATATTTTCGCCTGGGCATTGCATGACCGCCTGAAGAAAACGAAAGAATACCCCTACCGTCTTGCCTGAGCGCACAGATCCATGGGCGAGATTGTATTTTGCGTTGGAATGAAGTATAAACTCCATCTGCTTGGGGCTGAACGGTTCCGAGTACACGATGCGAAATGTACCAAAACAGGACATATTTTGGACAGTAGGGGTGTCAATGGAATGGATATCGGTCGATGACTGTCCCGCACCAAAGGAAGGAAAATTCCTTTTTCATTATCATTGTGGAATCGGCCTGGGCAACTGGTCTAGGGTTTACCATTTTCAGAAGGGAGGGCATTCGTACCTATCCGACGAATGCAAATACTGTCTCATTTTATGGGCCAGCGAGCACGCGCCTGGAACAGAAAAAGATGCGATGGAGTGGGATGAAAACCAGATGATTGAGATGGAAGTTAAATGGATGCCGCTTCCCGACGCCCCAAAGGAAACTAATGAGTGAATGGAGCCAGATTATGGAGTGGATATCCGTCAAGGATCGCTTGCCTAGCGAGTCTCAGCGGATTCTTTTCTGTTACGAAGGAACTCGATCCGTGTGGTACGGAGAATGGAATGGAGAATTCTGGTATGGAGTTGAGTTCATTTTTCCTCATGAGTATCGCCCTCGCGTCTCTCCCGATTATTGGATGCCTTTACCAGAAGCTCCAAAATGACATATTTCCAAATGCTTTGTAATTATATACTTAGTCTCAAGGTGCCACCGTATGGATAACTGGAAAACCGACTTCAGGTCAGAAGAAAAATGCCCAGGGTGTTCTGAAGAACTGGAAACGACGCTGCCTAGAGGGACGACTTATATTCCTTGCCCGAGTTGCCAAGAACGAATAAGACAAATGTACATGAGAGAAGATGAGAAAAGAAGCAGCCGATATTCTAGAGGAGATGATTAAAGACTATGAACGGGAGATCACTCACCCGATTCCGGGCAACTTCCTCACTCCTTACGAGATGCTTCGGGTTCTTTACTGGCTGAAAGCTGCATTGAGCGAAGACGCTCAAGGAACTCCCCCAGCTTCTGGAGATTCGAGCCAAGCTCCGCAAAGTCATTAACATCCGATTTCTTGAGAGCAGCTTCTTGGACTTTGATCTCTTTCTCGTGATCGTATACGTCGCGGTCATAAATGGCTAAATATCGATTTCCGTATGATTGTGGAATATCTTTATTCTTTATTATATTCTTTGCCATTATTCTTCTTGCAATTTCATAATACGTTCGAAATTCAGGTCTATTAATAAGATCAAGCCAATCATGTCTAAACATATTATGTCTGTCATAATACCAATCAACAAACATTAATTCTTGTTTGCCCTCATGTTTGAGCCAATGAATAAGATCTAATCCAAGTCCTTCCAGCTCTTCAGACTGGAAAAGCTTAGGAGGACGTCCAACTTTTTTTACCATGTGTATTTAATCCTGATTAGGATGTCTTTAGCATTTGGCCCAAACGCGTCCTCTGCTTGTTTAACGAGTTTAGAGAGGGTGGTATCGTCGTGTGAGAGGAAAAGTCCTTCTGCGTGGAGAAGGTGCTTTTGTGTGAGAGTGGTGTCGTCATCTGAGACTTTAATGATGAGTTCGATCATTTCTTATGCATTTTCTTAAGGGTTTCAGCAAGTCGGGCTCTTTTTGCCAGAGTGGGATTTTTGGAATGCTCGGCTTTCACAAGCTTCGATGCGGGGATCTTTTCGCCTTTCTTCACGTGAAGGGATTCCCGAAGGGATTGCGGATGCTTAATGGCTCCCTTGATCCAGTGCTTTTTATCAGCCATAATTATCTACGATCCTTTTTCCAATGCTCTCCGGCTTTATAGCCTTTTCGCTTGGCTTCAGAGATGGCGATGGCTTCGGCTTGCTTGACATTGGTCACTTTCGGACCTGTCTTACTCCCAGAGTGGAGTTCTCCCTTCCCGTATTCATGCATCACTTTTGTGATCTTTTTCTCTGCTTTCTTTGAGTAAAGGCGATCTTTCTCTGGCTTGCGGTGGGGCATTTCTATTTACAGTCTTTTTTGTGCATGGCTTTCTTCATGCCCATCGATTCTGCGTGGCGGTGCTTAGCGGATTTGTTTTCTTCACGTCCGGCGTGAGCCTCGCGTTTCTTAGAATGAGATTTTTTCTTGTGAGCCATATGTCCTCAATGAAGAGTGGTTAAAAATGATAGTAAAACATTTACTTGGTTTTTGGTGTAGTGGATTTTTATGAGTGTTGACATAATGTTGAGTTTACTCTATAATGATTGGATCATCGAGAAAAGGAGGAAAAGATGAAGAATAAAAAAGATGTGGATTACCGAGAGATGATGAGTTCTTTCTTGGACACGAATAAAATTCCTCTCGAAGAAGGGGTGGCGGCCATGGCAGAGCTGATTGTATGGAGTTATAAATCTATGGGAATGCCTTTGGAAGCATACCTTCATTTTAACTTCGAGGTTGCAAAGCGATTCGAAAAACTATTTGATGAAGAAAAGGAGGAAAAATGAAAATGTCCGAAGCTCTCGTGGCCCTGGAAGAGGGGAAAACAATTTGCAACACTAAGAGTTTTTCCACCAAATTCTACAAAATTGTGGAGTTTGAAGGATCCAAATTTTTTAAATCCTGGTATGGAGGAGACAAAAAGAAGTTTGAACTTAGCGAGTCAATCCTTCTGTATATGAATGAAACCCTCGAAGTGATGGAGGAAACGTGAATACCTGTGAATACTCTCCCAGATTAAGCCGGGAGCTTCTCCCTCCACCAGCTTTCACCATAATGAGGGACTCCGAGCCATTAGTCTCACCCAATTGTGAGACAGGAGCTTCTAGGGATTGGTTACCCAGGCTATCTATTCCGAGAGCCAAATTTTGAGTGTTTTTAGAGAAAGAGTCTCAGCCTACACGAAAGTGAGGACATTATAGTATGGAAGAAGGGTTAAATGGAAGAGGCGTGATTCATCCCACACCTGAAGGACTGGGTTTTTTCGCGTCCAAGGATAAAGCTTTAAAGGAGAGGAAGTATGATTCGCGATAACAAAGACTGGATTGAGGCTCAAATTGAGCAAATTGAGGAAATGGCTTTCGACTTAGCTAAAGGCGGACGCTATCATTACTTCGAGGACTTCGTTGATAGGTTAATCCAAACAACGAAATGTATGGAAATTTTCTTTGATAGAACCTCGGTTATTAAGCATTTTCATCCGATTTATCGGGATGCTTATAATTCCAGAGGAGGGATCTGATGAACCTACCATCTGAAAGCTTATATAACGCGTGGAGAGATCTCTTCTATGCAAACATCGATAGCGGTTTCCAGGGCGATGAGATGATCGATTACTTAGATGACGCGTTTGAGGAATGGATGGGTCTTTTCCACGACGAAAGGCCGAGTGGCAGCCAGATCGTTCAGTTTGCTTGGCAAATGAACGGCGAGATTGCAGAGAAAGAGGCTTCCGCGTTATCACTGGCAAAAGGAGACTGAATGCGCGATTGGATCCGGAAACATCAAGATACGTTGATAGGAATACTCATAGGACTTGGAATCGCTCTCTTCCTTTTAATGGGATTGTTTCTGGGTCCCGACTAGGGCCTCAGAAACGGCTTCAGAGCCTCCATCACCTTTCGTTCGAACTCTTGGCCCTTTTCTGTGGAGAACTCAAAATAAGGCGCGTAAATGGCATTTCCGGTAGGAGTAGTGGAATTCGTGCGAAAGGAAGGGAAGCCAAGGAGCAATTTGCCGTTCTTTAGGCGGATGAGCCGGAACTTATGGATCCTCATGCAAAGAGCCGGTAGATACACGCCGAAGATAGCTATCGTCGATTTCCCAGGGGGCTGTTCCGAGTAGTCAATTATTTCCATTCTTTTCCTTAAGCCGTCCCATAGTTATGTTCTTTTGAGCCCGAACCTCTCGGTTTTGAAAGCACCAGATTTCCCCACTCTCTTGGAAACACACCCAGATTAGATCGGACTCTGGGCCGTAGTCGATAAGGAAATGAGCCAAGGAAGCTCCTTTGGGAGTGTCCAATGGAAGAGGGGGAGAGAGTTGGAGAATCACTGCCATCCAGTCTTTATCCTCCATTCTTCCTCACTCACATCATATCTCACAAGCCTTGAGAAAGATCCGTGCGTAAATTCGACGTATTGAGGAGACACCACAACGTCCATCCCATTAAATTTCTTCCCATCCCACTCTGCGGCTAGAAGCTTTCTTTGGGAGATTGCCTTAGAAGCATCTTCTTTTGCCCTAGAATCGATTCTAATGTCTTTAAGCACCTTCTCCTCCCATTTACTTCGAGAAGCGATTCTACGGGCATCTTTAGGCCTTTCCTTGAATCTCTTCTGAAGTTCTTCTTCTTCTTCTTTGGTTGGCGGAAGAGGAGGATTAGGAGGAGGAAGAGGAGGATTATTAGTCTCTTTTAGTACTTGGTTAGATCCTTTATTAGTAGTGTGCCCGCCAACGCTACGCGTTGAAACGCTACGCGCTAAATGGCCGAGCGTAAGAATATTTTTAAATTCATAAACCTCATAGAGGACTTTTCCAAAACCTTTGTGACCTTTCGGCATTTCCTGAGACCGGGAGGCATATCCATTTTCAATGAGCTCTTGGAGGAGAGAATAGATCTTTTTGATGCCGCAACAGTTGGATTTGGCAAGTTCGATGGCAGAAATCTTCCAGTCATCAGGCCTGGAAAGTAGTCTGGTCCACAATCCGACAGCCTCCAAGGACATGTTTTTGTCCCAAAGAGCCTCTCGATTGATCATGACGTAAGGATTTTCTCGATTATGTTTTACTCGGACGATTGACATGGGTTTCTCCTATGAGGAGAAGCCATTAACTAGAAAAGGGCGAACTATCAACTATTTCTTTAGGATTGAATCTGCGAGCCGTTCCTGTAGAATTAGTTGCATCGCGTATGTTGCGATGTTTTGTTCGCCCTTGTTGTAGCAACGGCGTTCTCTTTTCTGGTTCCAATAGTTGATTTTTTCATACTTTCAGTATGCTTATCGTGCCCCTGTTTCCGCAGGGGCTTCGCTTTTAAACGCTATTCTTAATTTGAATTGAAATCACGCAAGATATCTAGTTCGCTCGTCTTTGAATTTCATTATGTCTTCAATGTTAATGACATAAGAGTGTCCCTTTTTTTTGTTTGGAAGGGTCTTTGTTCGGCACAAATAGTAGATCTGATGGATATTCATCTTTAAAATCTTAGACGCATCCGCTACCGAACGATCCCCTTTCTCTGGGTCAAAAATCAATTCCCCCTGGAAGCGGGTAAACTTCCGCGAGTGCTTGTTTTTTATATACTCCTGGTAGTCTTCGCGACTCACGCCCCATTTCCCCCCAGAAAATGAGCCTTTTAATTTTCCGTTCTTGATAGCTATATAAATAGCTCCCCGTGTAGTTCCGTGGAACTTAGCTATCTCCCCGGGAGAGAACTTTTCTTCGATACTCATAAAGCCTCCTAGTTTAAAATAGTGGAAACTATATCAACATTCTTTTTAATCTACAAGTATTTTCTATATTCCCTTAGATCATCCAGAACCCAAATGTGTCCACAAACGAGGCATTCGACCACGTCGTGAAACACAATTTTTGGCTTTTGGGTTTCGAATGTCGTTTTGCAAATGCTGCATCGATTGGTCTTCCCATACAACATCCCTGGAAATCTAGCTCTACCGAAAGGCGTCTTCATACGACCGTTTCCTTTTTCGACCCTAAAATGTATAAACTTCTCATGTCAAAACATCTTACTCCACTTCCGATGAAAACCTCACCCTGTTGTTTTTGCGGAAAAGAAAATGAGGAGCGCGCCTCGTTTAGAGACACGAAGGGAGGAGTGCAATTTCTTATGTGGTGTAAAATTTGCAACGATAGTATAAGTGTTAGCCGATCGTTAAAAAAATGATGAGTATACATGCTGAATCAAATGACTTTTTTAGAAGAAGAGCCGGAAAGCCTAGCATTGAGAATCTGCACCTTGGAAAATAAGCTAAAGAACATCCGTTCAGGACTTTTCAAGCGATACGAGGAGCAGAAGAGAGCTATCGAGTTCCTTGAAAATGAGATCGAGGATCTGGTAAAAGAGACGATAACGAACTATGGAACATGACTGGACTAGAGTAACCGACCGTCTTCCTCCGGAGGGAACCGTTGTCCTTACCTTTTGTGGTCCGTACATCCGAACTGCCGAAATTCTCTATATGGATGAGGACGGAATCCGCTGGCTCGATGGAGGGTGCGTCTTGAAACATGTTACGCATTGGATGCCGCTCCCTGAGGCCCCTTCCTGATGGAAATCCTCATCATAGACGGGATCCCAATCCCCTGGAGAGCCCCTTTCGTGGGCAAGAGAGGGAGCTTCAACCCACGCCACCAGGAAATGAAGATCCTGAGAACGGTAGTTCGCCAACAGTATCGATCCTTTCCCATTACCGGACCAGTGAAGGTAGACTTGACCTTCTATATGCCCATTCCTAAAAGTGCGTCGAAGAAAAAACAACGCTTAATGGAGGAGGGGAAGCTCTGCCCCATAAGTCGTCCTGACCGCACCAATATGGCCAAACTCTACGAAGACATCCTGAACGAAATCGTAATT